TCATCTTTTTTTCTCTCCCTGCGTCTCGATATAATTACGGATAACATCAATCGGTGCCCCACCCGCTGTCAACAGGCAGAAACTCTGGCTCCAGAATGCTTCCTTCCAAAGTCTTTCCCTGATCTTTGGATATTCCTTTTTTAACAACCGGCTGCTTGCACTTTTATACGCATTGATAAATTTGCTGAGTTCTGATTTTGGCTGTGCCCGAAACATAACATGCACATGATCAACATCATGATTCCATTCTTCCAGTGTGATTCCATAATCAGGTGCAATACGTTCCCAGATCTCTTTTGCACGTTCCGAAATCGGATCATCTATTACGTTTCTTCGGTATTTTACAACCATGATCAGATGATAATACATCAAATATACTGAGTGTGCATTATGATCCATTTTGTCCATATAATCAATCCTTTCTATTCTTTCGACTGATTATAGTATACCACACTTCGCATCATAGAACAAGTGTTCTGTTTTTCTTTTTCTGCAATTCATCTCCCACCTGTAGAGGAAGGAGAATTCTTGCTAACTTTTCTTAAAATAGTTAGCAAGAAACATTTTATATGGAGATATTCCACGCTTTACCCAACTAGGGTTTCGGATATTCCCAACTTTCAATTTTATTTTGCGGTCGTAAAATGCGCTATTATATTCTTTTTCAATTACGGTTCCAAGAGCTGTATTTATTTCAAAATCGGAGAAACCTTGACGTTTAAAGGTATCAACATATTTTTGAAATTGAAAGTCATCTTTACAGAACTGAGAAAAGGATAATTTAAGCAATTCATTCCAGTTAGGATATTTCCAAAGATATCTCTTGGAAATACCAGAGCCAATAAATAATACTGGCATTTTATTACTATGGGAAATTTTATGTAAAATTGTATCCATACATTATTCTCCTATGTGAAAAGTGTTATAAAGTAACTTTGTCAGACTCTGACAAAATTATTTTGCATAAAATTATATAAATGCAAAAAGAGCCTTGGAATAGATATTATCCAAGGCTCTTTTACGGCCGATCATCAGCCATTCGCTAAAATATAAGATAGTTTCTTGAGCCTTGTCAAGTATTCTTGTTAAAATTATTGAAAATTGTTACTGGATTTTTATTATTTGGACAGCTGGTAGCTGTTTTTTTTAAAAAAATTATGAATCATGCTTGTTTTTGCATAGTTTCTTTCATTTTTAAAGAAATTCTGTATTGATCGGCATCAGGGACGTCGACAAATTCTACAGTTTTATCAAAATTATTTTTGACAACTTCTTTAATTTCATCCAGAGAAACTTTAAAAAATTCTCTTCGTTGGTTTACAAGATTTAATTTTCGATCTTCAAAAGCTTTATGTAATTTTGCTTCCAGAGCTGGAGCATCTTCTGAAAAGATCATAGCATGTACATCAAATTTAAAAGGAACGGAAGCATCACCCAGTTCATCAACACGTTCCTGGGGATTTAATCTTCGTGTCATTCCGATTTTATATATTCCTTCGCCAAATGATCCAATGTTAGAAATTACATATACATATCCAGCTTTTTGGTTAGCTTCTCTATAGTCGATATTTTTGATTTTGGTATCAATGTCAGATAAAGACTGTATAATTTCCTCTTTCTTTTTATTTAAATCTTCAGTATCTTCATCAGAAGAAGAGGATAATTGCTTATTAATATTAGAAAGAGCCTGTTCATAATGTTTGCGTTCTTTATCAATGTTTTTGCGTTGTTCCTTAAGTTCTTTTTGTAATCGTGCTTCTTCACGTTGTTGGGCTCTTAATTCGGCTTTTTCTTCTTTCTCACGCTGCTTTTGAATCTGATATTCCAAGGCTAATTGGAGTTCTTGGATTTTTAGATCATAGTAGTCAGAAGTTATGGAAATAGCCATGGTCACTCCTAATTTTGCAATTGCATTAAAGCTTCGTTCCATTTTTTTGACAGAGGAATCGAAATTATTGTATTTTACTTTATTAATAATTTCATCGCATTCACTGTTAAATGCACGGAGCAGTAGTTTTTGCATATCCTTTATCATTTTGCGCCCTCTGACTACACTGCCATTGACTTGCCAGTCAGTACTACCGGATACTGCAGATCCATCTTTAATCATGGCTTTTTGCATATTGCGTATATTCGTAAGTTCTGCTTTATAAGAATCTGCATTAAGAAAAGAATATCGCGGTTCATATAATCCAAATTCTTGAACTAAGATTTCATCGGAAAATGTGACGATAGATTTCTTTAGCCCTTTTATGGTTAATGTTAATTCATTGATTTCATCATTGTATGCAACAATAAGTGATTTTTGTTTAGTAATTTCAGACATATATTTGTCATATTGTTCTTTTAATTTTTGTTCTTGCATTGATTTTTGATGTGCAAATTCAACCTGAGATTTAGCAAGTTGTTTTTTTAATGATTCTAGATCCTGCATTTCTGGAGTGAGCAATGATTCTAAGGCTGCTTTTTCGTTTTCAAGAATAGCGATTTTTGCTTCCATTTCGGAATTGGTATTTTCTAATTCCTGAATCTTATCATTTAATTCGTTGTTTCCAAATATTGAATTTAATAACCCCATTACGTTCCCTTCATTTTGATTTTAATCTTAACTTAATTAGTTTCTCAGTGTACCCAAGAGCGAGTGCAATTTGTTCAGTTGTATATTCTTGAAATTCTAGAATTGTTTCATCTGATACTAACAGCTCCATAGCGAACAGATCGGCTTCTTTTTCATACTTTGTTGTATTAAATCCGGTATATGTATCCATGAAGAGAGCGTTAGCTTTTTTATGTAGTAACATATGTCCTAATTCATGTGCACAGACAAGAATCTGTTCATGTTCTGGAAGAGAATCATCAATATAAATAATGTTATTTCTTTGGAAATATTGATAAAATCCTCTGACACCCTCAAGTGGCACCGGCACAAGGATAACATTTAGCCCTTTGATGATCTCAAAGGGATTTCTTGTTTTATGTTTCTTGACAAGCGAATTTACAATCTTTTTTATGTCCATTCACATCAGTCCTTTTTATATTTTTTAGGCGTGTATTTTTCCTTGTTCTTTTTCTTTGCCATCTCCATACCAATTTCCATTGCATTTAGAATAGACTCGATTGCTTCAGGAGAAGCAGGATCACCATCAAACATTAATCCTTCTTGGGATGTTAGTTTGTCCTTGGTCTGCTGTAGGATTTCTTCTATTTGTTTGGTGTCTCTTTTATTAAGTTCTGCGGAAGAAGATTTTTTTTCTACTAAATCCGATTTTTCTATTCCGAAATAATTAGCCATCATTTCTATTTTGTCAATCCGTGGATAGGTTCGTGCATGCATCCAGTCTGATACAGTAGACATTTTAAAACCTAAGGTATTGCACATCTCTGTTTGGGTAACATCATTAGCCTTTAGAAAGTATTTTATATTTCTAGCCATGACTTCTTTGTTTCCTAAGTCGCTCATTTACCATTGCCTCCTTTCTTAATTTGAATATGCCTATATTATAATGGAGAAACCGAAAAAAATCAATATAAACCGAAAAAAATTCGGAAAAACCGTTGACACTTCGGTTTAACCGTGGTAGTATATAAGAGAACTAAGGAGGTGAGCAAAAGTGAAAACGGAAACTAGATTTCCTAAAGATATGAAAGCGACATTAAAAAGTATCCGTGAAATGCGAGGATATAAGCAAGAAGAAGCCGCTAAATTAATAGGAATAGCGACAGATACACTCAGAAACTACGAACAAGGAAAGTCTTATCCGGATATTCCAGTGCTTCGTAAAATAGAGGAAACGTATAATGTACGTTATTCACAGATTATTTTTTTACCGTTAGACTTCGGTTTAACCGAAACTAAATGAATAGGAGGGAAAAGAAAAATGGAATTAGAATCGTTTAAATCAGAAGAATTTGGTTCTGTAAGAACAGCTACAATAAACGGCGATGTAATGTTTGTCGGTAAGGATGTAGCAGGGATTCTCGGCTATACAAACACACCGAAGGCCGTAAGAGATCACGTTGATGAAGAAGATAAGCTGACCGAACGAACCGTTCTGTCAGGTCAGAATAGAGAAGTAATATTTATCAATGAATCAGGTCTTTACAGCTTAATCCTTTCAAGTAAGATGCCGAATGCGAAGAGATTCAAGCATTGGGTAACAGCGGAAGTATTACCACAGATCAGGAAACATGGGATGTATGCAGTTGATGAACTGATTGATAATCCAGAAATGGCAATCAAAGCCTTTACAGCTCTTAAAGAAGCGAGGGAAAAGAACAGATTGTTGCAGGAGAAAAACGAACGTATGAAGCCACAAGCAATTTTAGGACATGCGATCACAGCTGCAAATACATCGATTCTGGTCGGAGCATTAGCTAAGATTCTAAAACAGAATGGGATTGAGACTGGACAGAAACGTTTGTTTGAATGGCTACGTAACAATGGCTACTTGATCAAACAAAAAGGTAACGACTGGAATATGCCAACTCAAAAGAGTATGGAGATGGGATTTTTTGAAATTAAAGAATCTGTCCATATTGATGGAAATGGGTGTAACAGAATTACTCGTACTCAAAAAGTTACAGGAAAAGGACAGCAGTACTTTATCAATAAGTTTTTAGCTGCGGAGTAAAAGAAGGTGAGAGATGATTGACGGAAATGGATTAACTAAAAAAGACATCCATTGTATGGCAAGGATCATTCAAAGTTCTGTATTTGCAAAAGGACAAATATTTTATGGGTGTCAGTATTGCAAATACTGGAATGGTGGTTGCGAAGAATATGTAAATTCCAAAGCAAAGAGTGGAGAATTTCACTACGATGTAATTATGAAAAAACTCCAGCAGATCACAGGACTTGATATGGGGATACAAGTAAAGGATCTGCCAGAGAAATTCAAAGAACGATCTACCAATCAATAACTCGTTCAAAGGATTTTTCAAAAGGGCATTGGTGGTTGCATGAATAGTTATCAGAACATTGAATGCCAACAAGAACGGCTTGCTCTGGATTTCCACCGCATTGCTGAACTAATTGATATGTAAGCTTAAAATCACAAAATTTGTTTAAATGATCGCAATACTTTGAACCACTTAAGTATTTAAATTGTTGCATAATATCTCCTTTCTATGATTACTCGGGTGTGCTAGCACCCTGTAATTAAATTATAGGAGATAGGATAAAAAGAAACAAGCAGATTAGCCAGATAGCTCTGTTCTCTGTCCGAAGTAATATTGCTGAACGACAGGATAAAAAAGAAAAAAACTACTCCCCGACAAAGTATTTTTTTGTTATGAAAAATTCCTCATATAAGTTTAAAAATAACATTCATAACTTCGGACGGAGAGCAGAACTATCTGGTTCTAAAAAAGAAAAAGAAGGTGATAGGAATGGGAGATGGTCCAGAAGCAACATATAAAATCGGAAATGCAACTGTTCGGATCCATGGAAAAATAGATCCGGATAAGCTCAAAGCAGCAACGGTTGAGTTTTTGAAGAGTGCTGAGAGACAAAAGAAATCCAAAAAAACTTGTAGAGAAAGGAGCATAAATGGCAACAGCAATAGTATTTACACTTTATGTATTAGTTAGTATGATCATTTGTTTCGTTTTTTCTAAAACAAAGATTGGGAAGAAAACAATGAAATGGATGCTTGATAAGCTAACAATGAAATGAAATGAAAGGGGGCGAAAAAAATGATTGACGAGAAGATATTGCTACAAGAGTTGGATGAAATGATTAAGATTCAACAGAAATCTGTTGAGCGAGCAGAGCAGGGATCTAATGAAGCTGTTGTGTATTTAGAGTCCAGAGAGCTCGCAGCATACATGAAAGTAAGAAACCTGATAAAAGAAAAAAGTGCCCACGGAGCGGCAACTCCATTAGGCACACAGTTAAATAGACAAAAACAGTATAACACAGATTGTCAGAAAAGTGAAATCAGAAAAATAGTAACTGAGATCTTTGATCTATCTTTGCGACTGCAAGAAATGACAGATGGAACTATAGATTGGATAGATTGGCGAGAGCCAGGTGTTCCGTGCGTATGCGTCGAATATCATGGAGCCACCGCAGTGCTAAGCGTTAAGATCTGGGAAAATGGCTTTAGTGCAGAACAGCGACCAGATTACAGTACAATGCTGTTCCTGAATAATCGAAACTGTATGATCGAAGCAGGGTATCTGAAAGAAAAATTGATGGGATTATTAGAAGAAAGCGGGAAAGAACAATGACAAAAGAATTTTTATTAAACTGCGATACAAAAATAGCAAAATCTATTGCATGTACAGCAGCGAAACATGACGATGAACACTTTGATATTACAAAAGAAGTAGCTACTGATGTTGTTCGTACAATTACGGAAAGCATAATGCCTATTTCTGAATTAACAGCGCCATATGTAGTAGCGGCTTTGAGATCTTTGGCGAATGGTATAGAGGAAGGGATGGATCCGTTGGATAAAGAATATGCAAAAGTGTTGCAGATTCTAATGGGACGAATCCAGTTCAAGAGAGAAGTAGAAAGGGTATAAACAATGAAAGAAGATAGATTGCTGATCAGTCGTGAAGCATACGATGAATTAGCCGCATCTTATGAAAGGGTTGAAACTCTTGTCCGGTTATATAAGGCTGGACAGGATCTTGATACAAACCTGATCTTTCAGATCTTAGGGATCGGGTATCTATTAAACAAAGAAGAATTAGGAGGACATAACAATGGAGATCACAGTAAACGTAACAGGGCTTGACAATCTGGCAAATGCCATCTTTGCACTGGCAAAGGCCGCAGGAAACTGCAAAGAGGAAACACAGGTAGATGCAACAAAGGTAACACCCGCAGTACAGCAGGCAGTCGCACCAACGGCAACAACTACAACAGTGCCGAGCACACCACCAGTACAGAATATACAGCCCGTACCAACAACACAGACTGCACAAGCGGCGCCCGTGGCACAAAATACAGCACCCGCAGCTAGTCCGGTGCCGACCGCCACAGCAACCCCTACATATACAATGGAACAGTTAGCAGTCGCAGCGACAGGTCTGATCGATGCCGGAAAGATGCAGGATGTCCAGAATACGCTAGCGTCTTTAGGTGCACAGACTCTGATGGATCTGCCACAGGAGAAATATGGGGAGTTTGCATCTGCGATCAAAGCGATTGGGGCGGTGATCTAAGATGGCGAAGAAAAGAAAACATGCTTTGTTATCAGCAAGCGGAGCGGTGCAGTGGATCCACTGTACGCCCTCCGCAAAGTTGTGTGATGAGCTTCCAGATACGGAGAGTTCTTATACCAAAGAAGGAACACTGGCACATGAGATCTGTGAGTTAAAACTGACAGCAGATTCTTTAAAGACTGGAACTTATACCAGAAGAATGAACAAGATCAAAAAGAGTGAACTGTATCAGGAAGAGATGCAGGGATTCACAGATCAGTATGTTGACTATGTGGAGACACTTAGCAACAGTCTTCCAGAAAAGCCATATATGGCAGTGGAAAAAAGAGTTGAGTTTGATGAGTACGTGCCGGATGGATTCGGTACTGCAGACTGCATCCTGATCTGTGGATCAGTCATGCATGTGATTGATTTTAAATATGGAAAAGGTGTCCCAGTAAATGCAGGTGGGAATCCGCAGATGGGATTGTATGCACTAGGAGCATTAAAGGCTTACGGATTTTTGTATCCGATCGAGGACATTTTTTTTCATATCGTGCAGCCAAGACTCAATAACTTTTCCACATGGAAAACGAACAAACGAGAGCTGACAACATGGGGCAATGTCGTAGTCAAACCGAAAGCTGAATTAGCTTACAAAGGAGAAGGAGAGTTTCGTTCCGGGGAACACTGCAGATTCTGCAAAGTCTTAAACTGCAGACAGAGAGCTTATGACAATCTGGAACTTCTGGAAACCTATGAAACAAAACTTCCACCGGAGCTTTCAGACGAAGAGGTGGGAGAAGCCCTTGCAAAAGCAGAACAGTTGGTTGCCTGGCATAAAAAATTAAAGTCCTATGCACAGACAAAACTGATCGATGGCGGAGAGATCCCAGGATGGAAGATCGTTGAAGGCAGAAGCAATCGTATGATCACAGATTACGAGAAGATGGCAGATGTCTTGGAACTGAACGGTTTCCCGAAAGAAACTCTGTATGAAAGGGCACAGCTTACCCTGACAGATCTTGAAAAGATGGTCGGAAAGAAAGACTTCCAGATGATTTGTGGAGAGTTTATCCAGAAGCCAAATGGAAAGCCAACACTTGCACCGGAATCCGATAAACGTCCGGCTTATAACCCGAAAACAACAGCAGCAGAAGATTTTAAATAAAAGGAGTAAAAAACTATGAGTAATACAAAAGTAACAACAGGCGAAGTAAGATTTTCATTTCCACACGTATTTCAACCACATGCTAACAATCCAGGACAGGAAGAAAAATATTCTGTGACGATCCTGATCCCTAAGACAGACACAACAACGATCAATGCGATCCAGGCAGCAATGCAGGCTGCAGCACAGGAAGGTGTCTCTACAAAATTCAACGGACAGATGCCAGCAATGCTGAAGAATCCGATGCATGATGGAGATGGAACAAGACCAAACGGAGAGCCATTCGGAGAAGAGTGTAAAGGACATATGGTCATGACAGCATCCAGTAAACAGAGACCGGAAGTTGTCGATATAAACTGTCAGGCAATCTTAAATCCTGCAGAAGTATATGCCGGATGCTACGGAAGAGTTTCCTTAAACTTTTTCCCATATAACACAAATGGAAACAGAGGTGTTGGATGCGGACTGAACAATGTCCAGAAAACAAGAGAAGGTGATCCATTAACAGGAAGAACAACAGCAGCGGAAGACTTTGGACCAATGCCACAGGCAAATGTCCAGACCACAGCAGTTCCGCAGATGAACACACAGGCTGCAGCTACACAGCAGAGTGTGAATCCAGTCACTGGAATTAATCCAATCACGGGGGCTCCGATCAATGGCGGCGGAGTTATGGGATTATGATCCCGCGCAAGAACGTCCTGCATATCGATATCGAGACTTATAGTAGTGTAGACATTGCAAAGTCCGGGCTGTACAAGTATGTACAGTCTCCGGACTTTCAGATTCTACTGTTTGCTTACGCTTACGATGATGGACCTGTTGAGATCATAGATCTTGCACAGGGGGAGAAACTTCCGGAAAAAGTGATCAATGATCTGAAAGCACCGGCAACGATCAAGATGGCGCATAATGCAAACTTTGAGATCAATGCATTAAGTCAGTTCTATGAGATCTGGCCGGATCAGTGGCAGTGTACGATGATCCATTCTCTTTACTGCGGGTATCCGGCATCCCTTGCAGGAGTTGGGAAAGCAATGGGATTCCCTCAGGAGAAGCAAAAGATGGCGGTTGGAAAAGCACTGATCCGTTATTTTTGTGTACCATGCAAGCCTACAAAGAGAAACGGCGGACGCACAAGAAACTTTCCTGAACATGATATAGAGAAATGGAACCTGTTTAAGGAATACTGCAAACAGGATGTGGAAGTGGAACGTGCGATCGAGGACCATCTGAAGGATTATCCAGTTCCAACGCAGGAATGGACCAACTGGCATTATGACCAGACTATTAATCAACAGGGGACTCAGCTGGACCTTGCACTGATCAATGGGGCATTGGAATTAAGTGATCAGGCAGCATTAAAGCTTGGAGATGATATCCGGCGTGTTTCTGGAATCGATAATCCGAACAGTGTTGCCCAGTTAAAACAGTGGTTATCCGAAAAGCTAGGAAAAGATATTGATAAGTTAGGGAAAGAGGCAGTGAACGAACTGTTAGAAGCTCCACAGGTAAAAGCAAATCCCGCGGTCTATTATGTTCTGAAGAAACGTAAAGAGATGGCCAAGAGTTCCGTGAAGAAATACACAGCTATGGGAAATGCAGTCTGCAAGGATGGAAGAGTCCGTGGATTATTACAGTTTTATGGTGCAAACAGAACAGGAAGATGGGCAGGACGTCTGGTACAAGTTCAGAATCTTCCGAGAAACTATATTCCGGAGTTGTCACTGGCAAGGAATCTGGTAAAACAGGAAAATGCAGCGATGCTGGAACTGACTTATGGCAGTCTGCCAGATACGATCTCACAGCTGATCCGGACAGCATTTGTTCCAAGAGAGGGATATGAGTTTGTCGTTGCAGACTTTTCAGCGATCGAAGCGAGAGTGATCAGCTGGTTAGCTGGAGAGGATTGGAGACTGGAAGTCTTCCGTACCCACGGCAAGATCTATGAAGCCTCAGCTTCCAGTATGTTTAACGTACCGATCGAGAAGATCAAAAAAGGAAATCCAGAATATGCACTCAGGGCAAAAGGAAAGGTCGCAGAACTTGCCCTCGGATACCAAGGCGGTACCGGAGCGCTGATTCAGATGGGTGCCTTAAAGATGGGACTTACGGAAGAAGAACTTCCTGATATCGTACATCGATGGAGAACAGCAAACAAACGGATTCAGGATTTCTGGTATACCGTAGAGAATTGTGCGATCGAGACGGTAACACTTGGAACAACAAACCAGATTCAGCACGGGATCACGTTTATGAGAGATGCAGATTATTTTATGATCAAACTTCCTTCCGGACGATGCCTGTTCTATCCAGATCCGCAGATCGGAGAGAATGCATGGGGAAACAAGAGTATCACATACATGGGCATCGATGGAACCAAGAAATGGCAGAGACTTGAAACCTATGGTGGAAAGCTAGTCGAAAATATTGTACAGGCAGTGGCAAGGGATCTGCTGGCGAATGCGATCCGAAATATGTTATTTGGTGGTTATCTCATCAACTTCCATATTCATGACGAGATCATAGCGGAAGTGCCAAAAGGTTCTGATCTGACACTGGAGAAAGCCATTGATCTGATGTGTAAGGCTCCGGAGTGGGCAGAAGGACTGCCATTAAATGCAGATGGATTTACAGGAGATTTCTATAAGAAAGAGTAGGAGGAACGGCATGTTTCAGAATGACTTAAAAATTAAAATATCAACGGGAAGCAGCCGAAAATCAAAGACCTGGCTAAAGCAGGAGATGTACTGGTCTGATTTTGTGGAGAAGCTTGAACATCCGATCAGAACAGAAGAGACTCTGGCAGAATATATGGGTTACCGCAAAGCGAAACAGGATGAGATCAAAGATGTCGGTGGTTTCGTTGGTGGCGAACTTTCCGGAGAACAGCGAAGAAATGAAAATGCCGGTTATCGCTATCTGATTACATTAGATGCCGATCATATAAAGCCGGGTGGAACTGATGAGGTGATCGGCATCTTAGAAAACCTTGGTTGTTCTTATGTGGTCTACAGTACCAGGAAGCATGAAGAAGCAGCACCGCGACTTCGAATCATTCTGCCACTGGATCAGCCGGTTTCTCCAGATGAATATGAGCCGATCGCAAGACGTGCTGCAGAGTATATCGGAATGGGTATCTTTGACCCGACAACATTCGAAACAGTCCGATTAATGTACTGGCCAAGCTGCAGTAAAGACAGCCAGTATCGATTCCGCTATGCGGACAAGCCGTTTTTAAGTAAAGACGGAATGCTTGCGACATATGATAACTGGAGAGATATCACACAGTGGCCGGAAGTGCCAGGAGCGGTAAAGCTTCGTGATCGCAGTATCAAAAAACAGGGGAATCCATTAGAAAAGAAAGGAATCGTCGGTGCATTCTGTAAGACCTATACAGTGGAACAGGCAATGGATACGTTTCTGGATGGCATCTATGAACCATGTGATACGCATCCGGGGCGCTATACCTATACAGAAGGTTCGACAGTTGGCGGAGCCGTGCTGTATGAGGATGGATTATTCTTATACAGCCATCATGCCACAGATCCTGCAGGTGGAAGATTATGCAATGCATTTGATCTGGTCCGGATCCATAAGTTTTATGAACTTGATTATGGATCAAAGGAAGGAACGCCGATCACAAGGCTTCCATCCTTTTCTGCAATGTGTGAGTTTGCGATGGAACAGCCAAATGTTGCGAAAGTCATTACTGCAGAACGATATGAACGTGCACAGTCTGAATTTTCACAGGATATATCAAAAGAGGATCTTGACTGGATGGAAAAGCTAAGCTGCAGTTCACAGACAGGAATGCCGAATAAGACAATCGATAACGTGTTGATCATTCTGGAGAACGATCCAAACTTAAAGGACCGATTATATCATGATGAATTTGCAAACAGAGCAACTGTCTGCAGACCGATGCCGTGGGAATTTCATCCGGAGTTCCCTTATAAGGATCGCGCATGGACCGATGAAGATGATGCCGGATTAAGACATTACATGGAGAAGACTTACGGGATCACAGGAGAAAAGAAGATATTAGACGGCATGGCGATCTATGCAAATCGGCATAAAAGACATAAGATCCGCGAGTATCTTACAAGCCTTAACTGGGATGGAATCAGACGATTAGATACACTGCTGATCGATTATTTCGGGGCAGAGGACTCTGAATATGTACGTGCTGCCACAAGAAAGACTTTATGTGCCGCAGTCGCCAGAGCCATGCATCCAGGATGTAAGTTTGATTACATGCTGATCCTGTCCGGAGCACAGGGTGTTGGAAAGAGTACATTTTTTTCAATGTTAGGCAAGGACTGGTATTCCGATTCAATGAGTACGTTTGAAGGGAAAGATGCAGCGGAAATGGTGCAGGGATACTGGATCATCGAAGCAGGAGAACTGACTGGATTTAACAGATCAGAGATGAATGCGGTCAAACAGTTCTTAAGCAAG